GAACATTTAGTAGCTCTTTACGGTCATGTTAAAGGTTTAAAGAAAGACATACATACAATTAAAGACAATCATTTGAAGCATATGCATGAAGACATAGATAAAACTTCTAAAAAAATAGATTATATTCTTGGATTGATTGTTGCAGCTTTAGGCGCAATAGCTGGAAAATATTTTGGAATATTTTAAATCCAATCTTTAAGTTCTTCACCCATTATTTCTGTGGCAATATTAACTTTAGCACGTAAAGCTTTTACAATTTTTTCATCAATAGTATCTTCAGCTATTAGATCAATATAGGTCATAGGTTTTTCTTGACCAATACGATCAATACGAGCTTCAGACTGTTGACGTTTTTCTAAATCATAACCATTAGAATAATAAATCATTGTACTTGCACCAGTAAGTGTGATACCATAACCGCCGGTTTGTGGAGTTCCAACAATAAATCTTATCTTACTATCTGGGTTTTGAATCTCTTTAATTGCTTTTTGTCTATCCTCAGTACTTGTATCACCATAGTACGTAACAGTTTCACCTGGATATTTTTTCTCTAATGCATCAACAATACTTTGTATATCATGTCTATAGTGGGCCCATATAACAGCCTTACCTTCCATTTCTGATACCACGTCCATTAGTTCGTTAAGTCTATTGTTTTTAATTTCTTGAACAGAGCCATCATCTGCTTTGAAATGACCACAAGTAATTTGATGAAGTCTCATCATTTGAGTAATGACTGTTGCAGTGGTTGTCATCTTACCATTTAACATAGCCAAAGCCTGTTCTTTCATTTGTTTATATAATTTCTTTTGTTCATCACTTAACTGTATTGTTCTTTTCATATAAGTTTTTTTAGGTAAATCTAAACAATCATCTTTTAAAACTCTGTAAGAAAATGGTTTTAATTTTTCAGATAGTTCACCTAAGTTTCTATAACCAACTACGATTTCAACTTGTCTACCAGATACATTTATTTTTCTACAGATTGCATATCGAGTTCTAAATGCATAATAAGATTGTTGATTCAATAACCATGGATCTAAAAATTGACATTGACTAAATAAATCTAGGGGTGATTTGGTTACCGGAGAACCTGTTAATATTCTTCTATACTTAGAATACTTTGCTAAATCTAAAATAGCCTTTGTTCTTTTTGCAGTTGGATTTTTTATTGTAGTAGATTCATCAATACCAATTATTGCTCTATGACAATTTAAAAATTTCCACGCATATTGTAATCCTTTTTTAGTTGAAAATGCTTCAACATTCATAATGCAAATATGTAAATCTTCGTCTGCTTCAAACATAGATTTCATGTCAGGAGCATCAGGTTTAGTTTGCCAAAAACCTATTTTCTTTTCTATATGATCAGGTAAGTGATTCGGTATTTCAGACTCTAACCAGTTTTTATAAACACCTTTGGGTGCAATAATTAAAGCACCGTTTATTTTACCTTTATCATAAAGCACAGCGATATTATCTATAAGAACTTTAGATTTACCTGTACCCATTTCCATAAAGTAAGCAAATACTTCTTTATTCCATGACATTTCTAATGCCTTAAGTTGATGGTCAAATGGTTTTGACTTAAATTTATAATCCATAATTTTTTCTACTTTCTATTGAAACCCTCTATCATTTAGTATAGAAGAAGTCAAGAAATTATGAAAAATAAAGTTTATGTAATTCAGGATGTTCCTGGAACTAGAGAAGGTAGACCTAAAATAAATATTATAGGTGCATCTGAATATGGGGAACTAAAAGTTTTACTTCCAGAAAATTCACAAATTATTTTAAGTGCTGGTCCATTAGTTTTTAAATTAAGAAAGTTGTTAACAAATTATACATCAGAAGATTATTTACTACTTACAGGTGATCCTGCAATTATTGGAGTTGCCTGTTCAATTGTTTCTGATATAACAACTGGAAAATATAAATTATTAAAATGGGACAAACAAGAAAGAAGGTACTATCCAATTGAAATTGATTTGTATCAAAAAGAATCCTCTTGACAATTTAGTTTATAGGATTATATTAGAAAGAAATAGAAAGGTAAAATTATGAGTGTAAATTTTAGAGAAGATAAACAGGATCAAATTAAAGCTGTTGCTAATCCAAATGAATTAGCTGCTAAAGTTCAGCAATTAAAAGATTTAGAAGATGAAATCGCGAATGCAGAAGCGAGTGTAAAAAAATTAAAAGAAAAAGCAAACATACTTTCTCAATTTGAAATTCCTCAAATGATGGAAGAAATGAACATTACAAAATTAAAGCTGAAAGATGGAGAGACTGTTGAAGTCTCTAATTTCTATAGTGCATCTATTGTAGATCAAGATGCAGCTTTTAAATGGCTTCGTGAAAACGGTCGAGGTGATATTATTAAAAATGATATTACCGTTACCTTTGGTCGTGGCGAAGATAACAAGGCAGCACAATATGCTGTCCTTGCAAAAGGTCAAGGATACGAACCTGTCCAGAAAGTAGGCGTGCATCCTCAGACCCTTAAAGGAGTAGTCAGGGAGTGTAACGAGTCTGGAATCGAACTTCCTGACTGCTTTAAAACTTACGTGGGTAACCGTACAAATATAAAAAGGAGTTAAATATGGAAAACAACATAACAACAAAAAAAGCGGCACAAACACCGTCTACTATTTTATTTAGAGACGATGCCTCAAAAGGATTTGAGAATGTAAGACAAGAATCTCTTGCTTTACCTATCTTAAAACTTTTGCAAAACGGATCAGGAGAAGCACAAAAACGTAATCAAAATTACGTAGATGGTGCAGAACCTGGTATGTTTTTAAATACAGTTACTAAAAGACTGTATGATGGTGATAAAGGAATAAGTGTAATTCCTTGTTACTATAAAATGGAGTTTCAAGAATGGGCAGAGTTTGGTACTGGTTCAGGTAGACCAGAACAAATTTTTCCTGCAGACTCTGATATTTTATCTAAGACTACTAAAGATGGTGGTAAAGATAGATTACAGAATGGAAACTACATTTTAACTGTCCATCAAAATTTTGTAATTATACTTGGACCAGATGGTAAAGCTGAAACTGCATTAGTTTCAATGAGTGCCTCTCAAGGTAAAGTTGCAAGAAAATGGCAGTCACTTCAAATGTCACAAACTATGAAAGATGAACAAGGTTCTTTTACACCTGCATCTTTTGCTTTCTCTTACAAATTAACCTCAGTGTTAAATAGTGGTAAAGGCAATCAGTGGTATGGTTTTTCAGTTGAGTCTGAAGGACCAATTCAAGACGCTGAACTTTATCAAAGAGCTAAAGAATTTCACGATAGTTTAGAAAAACAAAACAGATAATTGCCACAATTGGGCGCTACGTTTGTGGCGCCCAATTTAATTTAACTTGAGGGAACATGTTAGAAAGATTAAAAGATATATTTAGAGGTTTAGAGAGTGCTCATGGTGTCACTAAAAAAACAGATGAAATTAGACACGATGGTAAAAACGAAGTCAGATCAAAAACAATAAGAGAGCCAGTAACCAATGAGTTATGGCAAAAACATTTAGATGGTGAAGAACCTGGATTAGGAATTATACCCATCAACGAAGAGAATAAATGTAAATGGGGTGCAATAGATATTGATACTTATCCATTTGATCATTTAAAATTAATTAAAAAAATTAGAGAAAATAATTTTCCACTCATAGTATTTAGATCTAAATCAGGTGGTGCACATGTCTATTGTTTTGTAAAACAATTTGTTGCTGCATCTTTGATGAGACAAAAATTACAACTCATGGCATCTGCTTTGGGTTATGCTAAAGCAGAAATATTTCCTAAACAATCTAAGATCATGGCAGATAGAGGTGATGTAGGTAGTTTCTTAAACATGCCTTATCATGGTGGAGATCGAACAGTTAAGTATGCAATTGATGACAATGGTAATTCTTTAACCATAGAAAAATTTATAAAAGCATATGACTTAATTGCTTTAGAAGACCTTCAATTAGAAAATTTATTAGTAAATAAAAAACAAGAAAAAGCTAAAGAAGATTTCCCTGATGGTCCACCATGTTTAAACACTATAATTAAAAATGGTCCTATCGTAGAAGGTAATGGTGATGTTGCAGCATCTGGTCGTGATAATGGTTTATTTAATATTGGAGTGTATGTAAAAAAATCTAATCCAATAGGTTGGGAAGACAAATTAGAAGATTACAATACAGAAAAATATATTAAACCACCTTTAAAATCTACAGACATACAAAGGATTATAAAACAATTAGATAAAAAAGATTATGATTATAGATGTAAAGACAAACCTATTTGTAATTTTTGTGATGAAAGACTCTGTTATACAAAACAATATGGAAAAGGCGGTGATGTTAGAATGCCTGCAATTACATCAATTAGAAAATATGAATCAGATCCACCTATATTTTTTGTAGATATAGATGAAGATACTATTGAAGTAGATGCACCAACATTACACGATCATGAAAAGTTTAGTATTGCATGTATGACTGAACTTGGAACACCATTAATTCCAGTTGCTAAATTAGTATGGAGAAAACAACTAGCATCTTTAATGAAAAACATGGCTACATTAGAAGCTCCTGATGATACTAAAATAGATGTTCAGTTAAAAGAATTACTAACTGGATTCATTAGTCGTGATGGTAAAGCTTTAGAAGATGTTTTAAAAAGAAAACCTTATACAGAAAATGGAATTAGTTATTTTAAATTCAAAGACTTCTGGGGTTACATTGTAAAACAAAAGACTTGGCCAGAAAGAAACTATCCGAAAAATAAAACAATAAGATTGTTAGAACATTTATTTAACGCAAAACAAGATGTTAAAAAGATAGTAATCAATGATCAAGAGAAGAGTGTAAAACTTTGGACGGTAGAGAAAATTGAAGTCGAAAAGTATATACCAAGAAAATTAGAAAAACAACCCGCACCTTTTGAATGAGAACAGTAATAGCAGGACCACCAGGAACGGGGAAGACCCATACGTTAATTCATAAACATTTACAAAATGAATTGATTGTTAATAAAACAGATTCTAAAAAAATTTGTTACATTACATTTAGTAATGCTGCAGCAAATGAAGCAAGAGAAAGAATACAAAAAGAATATCCGACATTTGAATTTGAATGGATTTGTACCATGCACTCAATGGGAACTAAAATGTTAGGTATAGATACTTCATCACAGTTACTAAAAGATAAAAACTGGAATGCATTTAAAAATAAATATGGTCATACCGATATGCATTTTGAGACAGTGCAACATGCAAATGGTTTTAATGAATATAAAAATCAATACATGAAAATTATAGAATACTCTCGTTGCACAAAAATGAATTTACAAGATGCAGCAATAGAACTTGATTTAATAGATTATATTAGTGAACCTTTACTAGAACAAATCAATCAAGACATTATTGATTATAAAAGAGATTATAACATGTATGAATTTTCAGACATGATTTCCAAGTTTGTTGAGAAAAAACTATGTCCCTCCCTCGACGCTGTTTTTCTCGATGAAGCCCAAGATCTGAATCCTCTGCAATGGGAAATGTTTTTTTACATTGAATCCTGTTGTAAGAGATCTTACGTTGCAGGGGATGACGATCAGGCTATCTATGCGTTTCAAGGGGCAGACCCTAAGATATTTATTAACTTAGAAGGAACACCCGATCATCAAACACAATCAAGAAGGGTGCCACATGCCGTGCATAAAGTTGCACTATCTATATTAGATAACATTGATGAAAGAAGAGTAAAAGAATGGTTACCTAGAGAAGCTCCCGGTAAAGTTATAGAAGATTTAGAACTAGAAGATATTGATTTTAGTAAAGGTCAATGGATGATTTTAACTCGAACCAATGATCAAATGAAAAAGTTAGTGCCTTTACTTCAAGTTACTGGCTATAGATTTGATTGTAAATTCAATGATTTACTTCCATTAGAAGTGATAAAAGCAATCAATGACTGGGACCGTTTAAATAAAGGTGCAAATATCTCTGGAGATGAGGCTAGAAATATTTATGAATATCTAAAATACGATCAAGGCGATGTAAAGTATGGTTTCTCTGGAGGCAAGTCCCTAGTAAATGTAGACTCAGTGGACATGGATGAGTTGAGACTAGAACATGGACTCATTGCTCATGGGGATTGGAAAGCATTAAGATTAAAAGATTACCAGATCGAATACATCAAGGACCTAGTGGCGAGCGGCGAGGATCTAAGTAAACCGGCAAGAATAAAATTATCAACTATACATTCTGTTAAAGGAGAAGAAGCAGAAAATGTAATTTTATTTACAGATTTAGAAAGAATTATTTATGAAGCAGCGCAAATAAATAAAGACACCGAACATAGATTATTTTTTGTTGGTGTGACAAGAGCAAAAGAAAATTTATTCATAATGAATCAAGGTTATGAATATCAATATAACATAGGAGAAGAAATAATATGACAAATAAAGGTATGTTTGATGAAGCATTTCCACAAGATAAGCAGATAGGCGGGAGTCATTACAAAGACTTTCATATTCAACCGTATGAATTTATATCAAAGAATAATCTCTCTTTCTTTCAAGGAAATGTTATTAAGTACGTGTGTAGATATATGAATAAAAATGGTATACAAGACTTAGAAAAAATAATTCATTATTGTGAATTAGAAATAAAAAAGATGAAAGACATAGGTAAAAAGAAGTGAATCCAGTAGCTGTACATGATTTGTGTTTTTATACATTAGTAACTTATTTTTTTTGGAGTAGATTAATATGATTTTTCAAGCACAAACAGAATGGACATGTCCAGAAACTTTCCCTGATTTAAGTCAAGCAAAATATATTGCAATCGACTTAGAAACTAGAGATCCAAATTTAAAATCAAGAGGATCTGGTGCAGTTATAGGTGAAGGAGAAATTATTGGTATTGCAATCGCAGTTGATGGTTGGTCAGGTTACTATCCAATAGGACATAGAGAAGGTAATCTAGATAAGAGAATAGTATTAGATTATGTAAAAGAAGTTTGTGCAACAGATGCAGTTAAAATTTTTCACAATGCAATGTACGATGTATGTTGGTTGAGAGCTTATAATATAAAAATAAATGGTTTTATTGTAGATACAATGTTGATGTCATCATTAATTGATGAAAATAGATTATCATACACATTGAATAGTATTGCTTTTGAATATTTAAGAGAAGTTAAAGATGAAAAAG